CTATAGCCGAGCTTAATAAGACCAACGCCCAGATGCTGAAGATACTCAGTGAGCTGGGCCTAAAGGCAAGGCCAATGGATCCTGATCTTGATTTGGACGAAGAAATGTAACCGGTGGAGGTGGTGACGATGTAAAATGCAAAAGAGACGAAGGGATTACCACCCGTATATTGACAGCTATATGGACGACATTCGCTCCGGGAAAATATTGGCCTGCAAAGAACTAAAACAGGCTATGGATTACATTGAGGATAAGCTAGATAATTCCGATGTAATAATCCGGGGCGATATGATTGATAAGGCTGTTGAACTTATAGAACGCTATTTTGAATATAAGCTCCTTAACTGGGAGCTTTTTGTATTGGCGCTGATTCATTGTTACTACAAAGATGATACTGTTGTATTTGACGAATTCTTTCTACTTATGGGAACAGGTAATGGAAAAAATGGATTTATTTCTGCATTATCTTGGTATTTCACCACCCATTACCACGGTGTTAGAGAATATAACATCGATATAGTAGCCAATAGTGAAGAACAGGCTAAGACCAGTTTTGATGATGTTTATAACGTATTGGAAAGAACTTGGAAAAAATCTAAGAAGTTCTTTTATAAAACTAAAGAAGTAATCGTCAACCTTAGGACTAATAGCTATATCAAATACAACACATCTAACGCTAAAACAAGGTTAGGAAAACGGGCCGGTTGCCTAATATTTGATGAAATACTTGAATATGAAGATTGGACGGTCATCAATGCTTTTACCGCCAGCTTTGGCAAGAAAAAGCATAGCCGAAAGTTTTTCATCACAACCAATGGCTATGTTAGGGGCGGGGTGCTAGATGATCAACTGGACTTGTCCAAGCAAGTATTGTCAGGAGAAATAAAAGACTTAGGCTTTTTACCGCTGATATATAAGCTCGATGACAAGGAAGAAGTGCACGATCCGGCAAACTGGGTGAAGGCAAATCCTTCTTTACCGTATTTTCCTCAATTAAAAAAGGAATTAGAAAAAGCTTTTACAAGGATAAAGTATCAACATGGGCTAGCCATCGACTTTATGACTAAGCGGATGAATATGCCGGCACAGGATAACTTTACCGCAGTTGCGCCGTGGGAAAAGATATTAGCTACTAATCAGCCGATACCCTATAACAAATTAAAAGGCTTACAATGTATTGGTGCTATCGACTACGCCAGGACAACAGACTTTGCTAGTTGCGGTTTGTTATTCAAGCACAAAGGTAAAAGGTACTGGATAGAGCATACTTTTGTATGCCACCTTGCGTTAAAGATTGAGAGCAGACCTATCAAGTTCCCTGTTCAGGAAATGGTAGAACGTGGACTGATAACAATAATCTATCGAGACAATATTAGCGAAAAAGATATTTCGGGCTGGTTCCTTGAACAAGCAAAGAAGTATCATATTAAAAATATCTACTGCGACGAGTACCGAAAATCACTGCTTGAATCCGAGTTTCAGAAGGTAGGACTTCCGCTTGAAAGTGTTAGAAGTGGCCCTATAACTCATGCTAAAGTTGCACCGCTAGTAGAACAGATATTTGCAGAGGAAACTCTAGTATTTGGGGACAACCCAACCATGAGATGGTACACGAACAACACATATCAGGATATAGACAAGAAAGGAAATATAACTTTCTTAAAAATCGAACCAAAAACTCGTAAAACAGACGGGTTTTTTGCTTTGATACATGCCCTGAGCAAAGACAGCGAACTGGAAGAGCCGCTTAATGATGTGATGAGCCTGGATGTTTACACCTATTGATGGGAGGTGAGCGGGTGACAATAAAAGACTGGTTTATAGGCCTTTTCAAAAACGGCACGCAATCAGTAACGCTTGATATGTTTATAGGAGAGCTCACCAGCGAGATATTTTTTAAAGAATTGGCTGTCCAGGCGTGTATCAACCTCATATCTAACGCTGTGGCACGCAGCGAATTTCAGACATTCGAGAAGGGCAAGGAAGTCAGAAAAGACAACTACTATCTTTTCAACGTGGAGCCGAACCCGAACAAGAGCGCCAGTAAATTCTGGCGGGATGTCATACATCATCTTGTTTACGATAACGAGTGCCTTATTGTGCAGCAGGACGGGCATTTCTACGTTGCCGACAGTTTCAATGTGAGGAAATTTGCCTTCCAGGAATACATTTACACGGATGTCGTAATTGATGATTTTCAGCTAAACAAGAGTTTTGTTGAATCTGAAGTATTTCACTTTGAACTGCACAACGAGGAAATAAAGAACGTCATAGACGGCCTCTACAGATCATACTCAAAGCTGATAGAAGCCAGCCAGCAGAACTATAAGCGCAACAACTCCAGGCGGGGCAAGATGAAGATTCCCACGAATTACCCGCAGACAGAGGAAGCTCAGCAGCAGTTAGAGGACTTATTCAAGAACAAATTCAAGCGGTTCTTTGAGGCAGAAAACGGGGCAGTATTGCCCCTGCCAAACAATCTTGAATACGAAGAGCTCTCCAGCAACATCGGCGTAAAAGGCGGGGCGGACAACAAGGAGATCCGCTCCTTCATCGACGACATATTTGATTTCGTGGCAATAGCTTTTCAGGTACCGCCGCAGCTGCTGAAGGGGACAGTAGCGGACACCGACAAGGCGGTTAACAACTTCCTGACGTTTTGTGTGAATCCCCTGGCTGAGTTATTGACCGACGAGATAAATCGCAAGTACTACAAAAAGCGGGCTTTCCTCGACAGGACATACGTCAAGCTTAATACCAGCATGATTCGCGCGGTTGACATTAAAGACATTGCCGGCGCGCTGGAAACATTGTTCAGAATCGGCGCGTATACCGTTGATGATTGTTTGAAAGTGCTTGGCATGGAGCCGTTTAATACGGACTGGAGCACAACTCATTTCGTGACTAAGAACTACGAGCCGATCGAGCACAGCATAGAAAATTCGGGGGGTGATTAAATGGCCGATAAATCCGAACCTGAAAATTTGAAAGGGGGTGGCGAGTATCAATAAACGATACTATTCGCTGGTAGTCAAAGAAAAGGAAAAAGAGGCTGATATCTATATTTACGGCGATATCGTTTCATGGGAATGGTTTGATAGTGACGTCAGCAGCTACACACTGGCAAAAGAGATCGAGGGCTTGCCGGAAGACATTGAGAAAATCAATGTCTTTATTAATTCCTATGGTGGTGAGGTAGCGGAAGGACTGGCAATCTATAACCAGCTCAGACGGCACAAGGCAAAAGTGAAAACCTATTGTGACGGCTTCGCCTGTTCTGCCGCTTCGGTAGTATTCATAGCGGGAGACGAAAGGGTGATGTCTAACGCATCCCTGCTGATGATCCATAACGCCTGGCTTCTTACCGCCGGGGATTCTAATCAGCTTCGTAAAGATGCCGATGATTTAGAGACAATTAACGCTGCATCTGTACAGGCATACATGAACCACGTCAACATTACCGAAGAAAAGTTGAAAGAGATGATGGAGAAAGAAACCTGGATCTCCGCTGCCGATGCGCTCGAGATGGGCTTTGCCACTTCCGTCGTCAACGCTGCAACGGGAAAGGCTGCCAATCAAAGCCTTAAAAAGCGCATGGTAGAGATGATCCTTAAGCAGCAGGCGGCAAGAGTGCAAACACCGAAACCAGAGCCAGAACCAGAACCTGATCCAGCTCCTGAGCCAGAACCCGGGCCTGAGCCGGAGCCGGAGAACAAATTACCAAACTTACTGGCGGCATTGTTCCGCTAAATAATTTAGGAGAGTGATTTTAAATGAAAAACATGGACGAAATGGTAAAGCAAAAAGCTGAAATTGTGGCCAAGATTAACCAGGCCGTCAAAGACGGCAACGAGGAAGCCTTTTCGGAGGCTTTTTTGCATTACACGGAGATTTTGCAGGAGGCTGTCCTAGCAGAAGCCAGGGGCATGGTGCAGGCGGCGGATAACCATGTGCTGGCAGGCCGCGGTGTTCGCGCCTTAACCAGCGAAGAAACAAAGTACTACCAGAAGATCATCGGCGCAATGAAATCCAGCAACCCGAAACAGGAGCTTGCCAACTTCGGTGCGGTGTTGCCCGAAACCATCATAAACGCGGTATTCGAGGACATCACTGAGGAGCACCCGCTGCTGTCGTTAATTAATTTCCAAAACACGGCAGCCCTGATCAAGTACCTTTACAGCACTTCCGACGGGCGGCATCTGGCCTGGTGGGGTGCGCTCTGCAGCGAGATCATTGCTACCCTAAACGCAGAATTTAAGCTGCTCAACCTGGAGCAGACAAAGCTGTCCGCATACCTGCCGGTTTGCAAGGCCATGCTGGATCTCGGCCCTGCCTGGCTGGACCGCTATGTTCGCACCATCCTGGCTGAAGCTATCGCCAACGGCCTGGAGGATGGTATTATCAATGGCCGCGGTTTGGCTGAAGATGGCGGCCCTGGGGCGCCTGCGATTTATGAACCCATTGGCATGATCCGCGACCTGGCTGGCGGATCGGTTCCAGGTGTAGGTTATGCGCCGAAAATACCCGTTCCGATCGCAGACTTCCTGCCGGAAACATACCTGCCGTTGATATCGGACTTGACCGTTGGCCCCAGCGGTTTAAACCGGCGCGTAACTGAAGTCCTGCTGGTGGTCAATCCCGTTGACTATCTGACCAAAATTGTGCCGGCAACCATTTACCGGAAGCCCGACGGCAGCTATGTGCTAGACATCTTCCCGTTCCCAACGCGCGTTGTGCAGTCTGCTTGGATGACCCAAGGAGAGGCAGTTCTGGGCCTACCCAAGCGCTATCTCATGGCGATGGGAACCGGCAAAGGCGGCAGGATCGAATACTCTGATGAGTATCGTTTCCTGGAAGATGAGCGGGTGTACCTCATCAAATTCTACGGCACCGGTCGGCCGCTGGACAACAACTCGTTTATTGTGCTGGACATCAGCAACGTCAAGCCCATCGTGCCGGCTGTCCGCGTGGTCTCCTGGCCTGATGCGACGCTAAAGAGCCTTGGTGCACAAGGGCCGGTAGGCACTGACCTTACCATTACTCCGGTATTTGACAAAAACGTCCATTACTACAGCGCGACATACACTGATGCAGTCGGAACGGCTGGAACGACTAATAAAGGCAAGGTTACGGCAACTGCGACTGACGCAAATGCTGTTGTAACTGCTACGCTTAACGGATCGGCTTATACCCTTGGAGCAGAACTCACCTGGACTGAAGGGGCAAACGTGATTGTTATAACTGTGGTAAACGGTGACGTGACCGAGATGTATGTCCTTGTGGTCACCTATGAAGACACATCGGCGGCATAACCATGAAAGCGAAAGTAATAAAACCCTTCAAGGACAAATATACCAAGGTTCGTTATAACGAAGGCGAACTCTTGACTATAACCAAAGAGCGGTTCGAGGAAATGAACTCGACCGCTCTTGGTATTTTAGTCGAAGAAGTCAAGCAGGAACATAAGCCCAAAAAGCAGCCGGCTAGTAAGAAGAAAAAGAGCAAGAGCGGGTGAGTTACATGCTCCAAAAGGTAAAGGCTTATCTCAAAATCACCTGGGACGACGAGGACACAGCGATAACAGATCTAATCACACGGGGCAAGAAAAAGCTGGAAGAACTGGCAGGAGCGGAGCCGGACTTCGACACCGAAGGTCTGGCCCGCGCTTTGCTTTTCGATTACTGCCGTTATGCCTACAACAACGCTTCAGAATACTTCGAGGAAAACTTCCAGAAGGAAATCTTGCGGCTGCAGCTGATGACCGGGGTGGCTCTGATGCCAGCGGGGGAGGATGCCGATGCTGAAAACTAAATCTGAGGTAATGAAGGACGTTGGTAAAGTCCTCCGCCGGAAAATAATCATTCAAAAGT